TCACAGGGATGGAACGCCGCATTTCCATCTGTTAGTAAGGACAAAAGCGGGGCCGTCAGGGATGATAGGCAATGAACGAATGATGAAAGCCTGGCCCTATGGAATCGTGAGGGAAGAATATTTTAAAACCGAAAAGGATTATAACAACGTAGTGGGATATTTTGGGCAGTCGGGATATTTCCATAAAGGGAAAGAGCATCAAACGCGCTTGCCGGATTATGCCAGCAGTGAATATTTTAAAGGCAAGAGGATTATTAGGTTCTTTAGTGCGCGTAAAGGAGAGAGAGAGAAAGACGGAACAAAGCCCAGGCGTGAAACATCGGACGAGGAAAAACAGATAGGCAATATAACAGCAAAGAGGATTGAAGATTGTGGAAAAGAGACTATCATATTTTACGACACAACAAACGAGGGAGGATTTCCCGAGTTGAACTATAAATATTTATGCAAGGTAGATATTCCGTATTGTGTATTTAGGGTGGCGTTTCCAGGGCATTACATACAGGGATGTGGATACTCATTTTACCTATCGGGCCAGCCGCCCGAGGAATGCCCGTATTAATGTTTATCGTACATGGCAATATAATGGCGTTGTATCGGTATTATCCGTATTCAAAAGGCGGGGAAAGAAACCCTAATTTTGACAGGAATTGCGGCAAGGCTCTTGATTTAAAGCATTATCGCCAAAGAGCAATAAATAACTTAGTAAACGAATTAAACGAATTGGTTCCGAAAAAAACGGTAATTTGCGTAGTACCATCGTCAAAAAAAGGAACAGGGGAAAAAAGCGGTATAGGGATGGTGGCGTACCGATTAAGCAAAAAAGGGAGGATAAGGGGTTTAAACTGCATAGAACGAATTGAGTCTATAAGAATGGTATCCATTGGTGGAACAAGAGGGCCATTAATTCACGAAACGACCATAAATGTCAAAAATGAGTTTATATTCCAAAACAAGGAAATATGGTTGTTAGACGATATAGTAACAACGGGGAACACATTAAAAGTATGTGCAAAAAAGTTGATAGGGAAGGGCGCTTTAAAAGTGCAGTGTTTAGCAGTTGCGGCTACAGTGTATGAGAAAGAATTAAAAGGGTAGGGCGGCTTGGGGCCGCCCGTTTGGTTTTATTTCTGTTTAGCCGGTTTTTTCTTTTCCGGCCCTTGCCTTTCGGTTTCCTTTTCTTCGCCGTCAATGCCAAGGTCTTTCATTACATCGCCAATGGTAGTATCGTCCATGGGCTCGTCAAACAAGGTTGGCCCTTGCTTGGTCATTGGTTTTGCCTTTTCCGGCTTCATGTACCAGGATGCGAGTTTATCCTGTATTTCCTGGGCGCAGTCAATCCAGGTTTGCGGGTTAATGATGCTGAAAGCGTCCGCGATTGGCCCTTGTGCGGCAATGTCAAGAATCCGTTTGGCTTCTGTGGTGATGGCGTTGATAATGAATGCCTCCATCAAGGGGCCGCTCGGAGATTGGCTCATAAGCTCGGTCACAAATCCTACATTGGTCTTAATCTTAGTTCTCGGCATGGTAAAACCTCCTATTTCTGAACGGAAGGCAAAAGGCCACAGTAACCGGTGGCTCTTACAAGTGCTTGCTCTTTAGGCTCAATCCAATACCCGGTCAACCCGTCCGGGTGTCCGGGCTCCCATGTCCAATCATCGGGAAGGTTAGCGGGCCTGGGAGGCTCTTTAACCGACTGTTGCCATTTTTTCTTTTCAGGCACTCGGCGGGTTTGCCAGGGGCTCTTGTCTTTCCAAGTCCAGGCCATGCATTTACTGCCCTTGCAGTAATACTCTCCGAGTCTGGCACATAAGAACAGTTGAGCGTCTTTTTCATAGACGATCATCTCTTACCCCTCCTATCTCACCATGCCACAGAAGCCAGTGGCTCTTGCCTTCGCTTCACTTATTGGCTCTTCCCAGTGCGCAAATTCATCCTCAGCCTGGGAGTATGGAATCCAATTCCAGCTTTTCGCGAAATGGGGTTTTTCGACCGGCTCTACAATGGCGTACCAATCTTGGTGATTTCGGGATATATGCTGTATGGGATTCTCCGACTGCCACGACCAGGCGGCGCATTGCGCGCCTCTGCATCTTCCGGCCCTTAATCTTCCGGCCCCTAAAGACCAGGCTATAGCAAGCGGGCAAATCATTTCGCTTGCTTTTCTTTCTTCAAAAATCATGGTCTTTCCTCCTATCTACCTTTATAGTTAAGCTGTCCGCATGGACGCCAGCGGCGGGGCGCTTTTTTTTCCAGAGCCCCTTTATCTTGCCTCTTAAAAAGCACGGCGAATTTTAAAATCAAGGGGTGCCTTTCAAAAAAAAAGATGAAAAATTTTTTTGTTCCTGCAAAAAAAATTTTCAAGCATCAAAAAAACTAATAATAGTGCGTTCTTTTTTTTTCCCTTGATTTTATGATTCGCCGTGCTATCTTCCGGGCAAGATAAAGGGGCTCTAGGAAAAAATGCCTTTAATTCTTCAGCCGTTGCCGCCTGTTTTGCCCTCGTGTCGAGGGCGGGCGGCAACTTCCCCGTAGCTGTTTCCGAGTAGGGAACAGCCTTAATCTTAATCAGCTTGAAAGTTTTTCATAAAATGATATTCTAGAGCATCCGTTCCTTTGGCCCGATAGCGTAAGCAAGGGCCATTATTCTTAAAACTCTGGCCCGTTTACGGGCCTTAGAGTTTGTGTCTTTCGGCTTAGGGACGCAAACCCGAAGGGCGGAGACCCTTTAGGGGCTCCGGGGCGAAGCCCTAAGCGGCCCGGCCCCTGGTGAAACCAGGGGCAAGCCCCGAAGTCTTAAAAATCCGGTTCGGTTCGGAGAGGTGAGCAAATGTGGGATGATTTTCTCGGAGGGTTTAAGACTCTATTTGAGGCAATAAAAGGGATAGCGGGATTTTTACGGGATGGGCTCGCGGCATTATTTCAATTTTTATTAGACGGGATAGGTTATTTTTTCCAAAAGGCTACTCCGTGGATTATAAGCGTAGTATTGGCCCCATTGGCCTTTTTCATTTTCGGCCCTTTCTTAAGGCTAACGGGCTACGTAATGGAAAACGTCTTAAATGAAATCCATCAAAACATGGGTGATGAGGTATTGGAGCTTTTCGGCCTAACATCTTGGCTGGTAGGGAATTTAAGAATACAGGAATGCATCGCGGCGCTGATGTTCTTCTTAACCTTTGGTCTGTTCATAAGACTCATAATAAGGATTGTATCATGATTCAGTTATACACGGGAACGCCAGGCAGTGGCAAAACATACAAGATGGTTTCCGACCTGAACGACTTTTTGAAGTCTCATGCGGACATAACATTAATATCAAACATCAACAATCTCAAACTGCCTCATATTGATTTTGAGCAAATGGTAAGGGATTGGTATCCAGACCAACAGGTGAAATTTCCGCAGATTCTGGAGCAATTTTTTCAATATGAAAATCAGGAGAAAGTAAACGAAAATTTTGGCGGGCCTGTGGTGTACGTATTAGATGAGGTACAGATATATTTTCCGCGCAGTCGTACCCCTATGCCGAACACGGAAGAATATTTGCAGAGGCATCGCCATCTGGGCCATCACATATACATGGCAACACAGGCAACATCTTTAATCAATCAGAAGATAGTCCCGTTAATAGAGTTAGAGTATGGAGCGGTAAGGCGGAGTATATCGTTCATAGGGGAAATGCGTTATAGGGTAAAGTCTCCATCCTCAAAAGACATAATGAAAATAATAACCGTGTATCCCAAAAAAGAGATATTCGCGCTGTACAAGTCTTTCGAGTCAGAGGAAATCAGAAAGCCAAAAAAGCAACTATTAAGGAAAGTATTACCATTAGCGGTCTTTCTTATAGTTATTTCCAGTTTGGTATATAACCGGGTTTTTGACAAGGAGGCCCGGGTTGCGCGAAATACCGCAGGATTACAAAAAGATGCAGAGGTAACAAAAGATGATGAGGCACGAATTGAAACAAGGCTGGCCCAATCATTCCAAGCGGCCCAAAGACAACAACAGCATGAAATGGACAAGCTACGGGCACAATTCAAGCAATTGCAGGAGGAAGCGGAAAGACCGGAGCGTGTATTTTTGGCGGTTGTCCAGGTTGGCGATAAGAGGCTTACGACTTGCCCGGACACTCTTGAGGTTATTGAGGTACACAAGGTAAAACGCAAGGTAACGTGCGTAGGTAATGATCGTCTCCGTTGTTACTATGACAGGAAAAGAGGGGAGGAAACGGTATTTGCCTCTGAGGGAGTATCATTCCCTCATGCGGCTTCAAACACGCCCGGTCAAGCGTCTCATATAAGACCGAACAATCAATCTGCACTTTCTTCATTCGGAGCGGTAAGCGGGTCAAATTTAATTTCCGGCAGTCCCCGACCGTTTGCCATACAGCAACAAACGAACAGAATGCAGATTGACGGTAGCATATTGGGTCAAACCCCATCCTATGAACCAAGAGTGCATGAAACAGGGAACAGGTACAAATAAGCATGTTACCGGAAATATCCTATACGGAAAGCGCCGGCCGCGCAAGGCCCGCAGTTTACGAGGACACGCGCGCGGCCGGCGCTGGCGCCGAAGGCGCCGGCGCGTCTATTCTTGATCAAATACGTCAGAAGTTGCCCCAAAACATAGAAAACCTCGACCGTGAAGAATGCATCGCAAGGAAAGACTGTTGTAAGTCGGTCTGGTGTCCGGTCTGTTACCGCCGATTTCATCTCAAGCGTCATTATGAGCGAATGAGTGAGATTCCGTGGGACGAGTGCCGATTTATCACCTTGACGTTAGACCGTGAAAAGACAGGGGGAGGAGCGGACGCTTTTCTCTGGGTGAGGGAACACAAGCCGGTGGGCCGTTTTATAGTAAAGCTGGGCCGTCTTGGCGTGGATGTAAAAGACTGGTGCGGCCAGTTGGAATT